GTAATCTTCTCGACCAATCTTGCCGCTGAGTAACATCTTAGCAAATGTTGTTGTTTCTGCCTCGTGATGGAGGTCTTTAGTAATGTCTTTTAGACTCATTCTTCAACTCCGAAATGTTGTTTAATCTGATTGAGAATATCTTCTGCTCGACGATTTGCTTGATAATTTTCAAATGATTCTAGAATCTGACTACCCCCACGATAGTCGGGTTCATATATGTTGTGTTTAACAATGTCCACACATTCTCGAACAATCAACTCGGCGAACTTTGCCAGGTCAACAGCCGCATACATCTTATCACCCAATTGTGGATATACGTTATCTGCCCATTCAACTCTGCCCCAATCACCAATTGTTGCAACAGGACCTAACTGGCCAGCAAGTTGTTCAATTCGTTCGTTCATTCTTCAACTCCGAAATGTTCTTCTAACTGTTCTGCCGCATAATGATCATCTAGTGTGTCTTTCAAGAAGTTAGCACATTCCTTAACAGTCAACTGGGCAAGTTTGGTCACTCTAGCATTCCATTGAGCGGTATGGTTGTTCTCAAATCCCATAGTTCTAGCATCAAGTCCAGCATCCTCTGCTAGTTTTTGTATTAGTTCATTCATTCTTTCTCTCCGGTTAGTGCATCACGAAATCGTTCAAAGCGTGGGAAACGCAAGCTGTACGTTCCGTCTTGATTTTGTGTCACCGCATCAGCTTTGACTTCAACCACTCGACCAAGTAACTGATCACGATCTGCCCAGAAACTATCGCGATCACTATCAGTGAGCCCACTGCCAACATTAACATTAATACGTCTATCATTGTCTGTTCCTTCACAAACGATTGCACCCAAACGACCTAGGTTCTTACCGGTACCTTCTTCAAAACCAACAATATTCAAGTCTACAGTAATAACGGGCTTCCACTTCATCCAGAAACTGCTACGCTTACATTCATATGGTGCGTCTTGATCTTTGATCATGATGCCTTCGAACCCATCTGCTACTGCATCTTCGGCATAGCGACGCATGATGTCATGCCCTTCAGCAGTATCCAAGTCCACTTCGATGCCAGGAGTGATCTGTACGTCAGGTGCTTGGGTTGAGTCATCTACTGAATTGAACATATGGTGTAAGGTATCAATGCGTTTGTACTGCTGTGCATTATAGTGTCCTTCAAAGAAGGCGGCCTTGGGCATGACATCAAATACAAAGTACTTGCTGTCGCTGGCATCGACATTGGTCTTGCGTTGTGCCTGCTTCATAAGTGCCTGAAAGCTTTCACCTATGATTTCGCCATCCAACACAAAGTCCGTATACTGCCCAAACGCCGCAGTACTGAGTTTACGTGAGATTGATCCCAACTGTTCTTCGATGTGCGGAAAGTTAGTGAACGGCTTGCCATTGCGGCTAAACAAGTTGACCCCGCCTTCCTTGTAGCAGATAGCAATCACACGCACACCATCTAGCTTGACTTCCAAGCGTTTGCGACCTTTCAGCTTGGCCGGATGATCGTTGCTGTCTTGTGCCAGCTGACAAGTAAAGGTAGGAATCTTCCACTCAGTCTTGCCCAGCACTTTGTTTAGAGTCTTATCGCTGATGCCACAGCGCAGATCCTTGATGATCACACGGCGACACATTCGATTCCATTCTTCGGAATCAAACAGCTGGCTGACTTCTGTAATGGCATCCCTGGCTGAATGCCCAGTGACGCTGCGAGTACGCAGGCTTTCTAACAAGGCCCAGAATCGGGGCCATGGATTGGCCAGGCCAACTAGCCCTTGGGTCTCGGGCACTTGGCGAACACCAAACACATAAAAAGGATTGTAGGCTTGATAGCAGTTGTATAAAAAGCATTGAGCACTGGTGCTACCTAACTTTGCAGCTATCAATGCTTTTTCAATCACAGATTCTTTGTGTAGTCTGCTGTCGCTCGATTCTAAGTCCTGTATCCAATCTGCTGCCATGGTTAATCCATTAAACTTTGCGGAATCAATGTCGATTGTTGTTGTCATTTATTTAAGCCCAGATGATTAGTGAATCAGCGCAATGATTACGATGTAAGTGAGGGTGTGTAACAGTTGATCAAAGCCTAGCCATGTCCAAAACTTAGGATGTGCTGGGATCATGCCCTGTGTCATTCGCTGTTTAAACCAGTCAATGTGATAGTGAAATACTGCATCCATGCCGGCCAAAAAAGCAATCTCATATATGTCAAATCTGCCAAATAAAAACAAAGCCAACACCACGGCTGTGCCAACACCGTGTGTTAGTGCATGACTGATACCGCCTAGTGAACCGTACTGTCCTTTGGTTGCAACTTGATGCGATGTTTGCAATACAAAATCACACAACCAATGCTTGACTGCAAGTGCTGTCAGTAGCAATAAAATTACATGTTGATTTATCATTTGTTTAACTTCCTACATTGTTCGCGCACAGCAGTCGGATAATCTGGGTGTATTTCCGCTAGACTGCAGTTGTAATAACGTCCTTCGCCGCGTGTCATCATGGGCCAAAGGTTCCATGCCACAACAGCAAATACCGCAGACACAATCAATCCAAAGATACAATTCCACATGTTACTTCCTTAACCGTAAAAGTGTATGGCTAATCCTGCAATGGCAACCAAATTCATCACACCATTGGTCACAATTAGTGCAGGTTCACGCCACCGTATGCTGACTGCTAGCCACATTAGGCCACCCAGCAACAACAGCAAGGGACCTTGGGGGTAATAGCCCAGGCTATTAACGCCAGTGCCAATGATCAGAATCACTGTGGCTGTCCATTTTAAAATGCTATTCAACATCATCAATTCCCAACTCTCGATAAATCTCAGTCATTTGTTCGCGACAAGCAACAGCAATGGCCTGCTCCAAGGCGTCGGCACGAGTGGGATAATCCCTAGTCAATACATCGGTCAATTCACGCAGGCTTTGATTACTAAGCATGGCAATGTCATTGGCAATGCGTTCGATAACAGTCATAACAGCTCCTTATTTGATTAGTCTGCACGACTTGACATGTGGGCATCAATACCATACTGCACCAAAGTGCGAGCATAAGCCACAGCACCGTGTTCTTTGATGTCCATGCTTTGCGTAAAACTACCGCCTGGGTTCCACAAGTCCAAGCCACCGTAGTAGCTCTTACGGAAACCTACTTCTTTAAGAGCACGGCCTAATTTAGTACTTGCCTTGACCGGAACATTAACCCAAGCAAAACCACAGTAACCAGGTTCGCCGTGTTTGGCAATAAAACTCTGTTCGGCTGCCTTTGCGGCCATTGTGGCTTCAAGGTGGATTGCACGAACTTGATCTAAAGTAAATTCAGACATTATTATCTCCGATCTGAGAAGTATTCAAACAAAACGAACTTGGCACGGTTCAACAGCTGACGCTGGTCTTCCAAAAGGTTGGCCAGCGTGTCGCCGTCATACGGGCCATAACTGACCATCTCTTGTGCATCACTCAACATACCGGCCGCAACCATTGCAGGGCCCGAAAACTTAAAAGTAGAGCTGGACTCTATTGCTTCACGCATGCCCGCTTCAGTCACGCCAAACATACGGACTTCACGCTTTTCTTGCTCTGTTAGTGCTTGGTAAGTTGCTGTAGTCATTTACTGCTCCTGTTTTTCTACTGTATAAACATTATAGCCTATCTGGGATTATTGGTCAACCAAAAGATCAGTAAGCAAAAGGAAGAATGTACTCGCTCTTGCCGATGTAAAAAACACGTCCGTTGTTAAGCATCCTCGCAGTGCGAGTAGACTGTTTGATATAGTCGCAGCCGTTTAGATGAAATAAACGCCCAATTCTGAGATCTGCAAAATCCAAGCCCATTATCTACTCCTGTTTGTTTACTGTTTAACTAGTATAGCCGAAATAGCATTATTGGTCAACAAAAAAAGCCCTGTTTCCAGGGCTCAAAAGTGTTGTTTTTTTGCTACAACGGGATTTGAGTGTCGGTATTGATACCTACTGCATTTAATGCAGCAATGTTTCGGCCTTCGCGTAGGCTGGCGATCACGGCTTGGCCGTAGATATTGGTGGTGTCTGCAATGGCTGTGAACAGTGCATTTTGTCCGTCGTCACCTTCGTCCAGTCCAATATCGTGCAAACTGGTTCCCAGACTCAACAAGGATGTGGTTGCGTTTCCAGTTAGCTCAGCAAAGTCTACACCAGCTTTGGTTAGGTTAGTGGTCTCATAAGTCAGCTGCTGAGCCATGACATCAAAGTCGGAATTTAACGATTCAGCAGCTGATGTGTTGACAGTGGCAATGTTACCGATTAAACTTTGAGCAGCTGGAATCAAGCCTGATGTAAATGCCAAATCCAAACTGGTATATGTGCCTTCGCCTGGCAGGCCCGGCGGAATAGTGATTGTCAAATCAATCGGCGGTCCTGGGTCAATCACAGTGGTGTAGTCGCCATTCAGTGTGTTTATCATGATGGTGTATACTCCATTCACCGAATCTGTCAGCGTATCTAACTGTCCGCCACTTTGTAATTGAGTCAGAGTTGCAGTGGCCTGGTTAAACTCGTCGGTATAAGGTGATCCAGCAAGCACACCTAAGAAATCAAACAAGGTCAGTGTACCATTGGGTCCTGTGCCGGTTGCCAACATGCTGAGAAAGGATACCTGGATCGAATTTGGTACCGGCTGCATCAGTGTGTTGATAGCAGGCAAGCCAGTGTTGGTTTCTAATGCCACCACAGCCGTTGCAAATTCTGGCAAGGTCAAGTTAAAGATATTTTTGATCTGTTGTAGACTTCTGGCAATGGCCTTGTTGGCCAAGGCCTGGTCTGGTGGTATTACCCGGATCAGATTCTGATATTCAACGTCATCCACAAACAACAGTTCAAGAGTAGTATTGACTCCGCCATTTTCCAGATACACATAAGGAAACACTGCAGCAGAAGAATCATCTGTGGGAAAATTAACTGTCAATGTTGTGTAGCTGTTGGGCAAAGTTTTCACTGGATTCAGCAGATCTGCCATGGTAACAAGTCCACTGGTGGTCACATCCAACAACAGCTTGACTTGATCCAGCAAATCTCCAGTCACGGTCAGCATGGCTCGGTATATCAAAAGATCAATGTTGGCCAATACCGGTACGCCATTGTTGCGTAAGGCTATTAGATCTGTGCTGGACAGTCCGGCATCGGTTAATTTTTTAGCCACTTCGGGCAACAGACCGCCTACCCTTATCAATTGATACAGCAAGGCAGCCGGTGATCCAAGATAGTCCAGATTTGACAAGTCCCATGTCTGCCCTAGTTTGACCAGGTCTGCACCAAACGCCGGCAAGTCAGTGTTGGCTTCGCTGACATTGCCGGTAGTCAAGGCATCCATGTCAACAAAGGTACTGTCTAGTATGTTGGAATTCACTACTGAATTGATGTACTGATTGGTCTGTGTCACATAGGACTGTGCAATATTATACACCTGAGAAAATATCGACAAATCACCGCTGCCCAATATCTCATTGGCTTGTGCAACAACAACACCGGAAAATCCGCCGGTATAGGTATTGCCCAATGGCCCTAAATCGGCCAGGTAAGCCGACGGAACAGCATTGGTCACAGCAGGCAAAATATTGGCTGCAAGATTTTGCAAAGTACTAAAAGTGCTTTGAGTTATTTCATTGTTGGCAACACCTATCGCGATAGCAGCGTCGGTTAATACATCTGTATAAGATGCAACCACTGTAGTTGCATTATAGTTGTTGATTGCAATGGTTAGATTGCCGTTGATGGCCAGACCTAGGTCTTGTAAAAAACCATCCGTGGCTATTATCATTACTGGGCTTAAAGGACCTGGACTCATGTGTTATCCTGCAAAGACATCGCCGCTGCCTTGTGCAATTCGAGTGCAACCCGACAACGCATCACCCACGCAAGCAATAGGGCGACCATTTACACGCACTGACCTGCTGGCTTGAATCGGAGCAGCGTGTATACTGCATTTTTTACCACCTGGTTTTTTGTGTGTGTCGCTGAGATCACCATCTCTAGCAACTGGACGGCCATTTACACGCACATCCGGCGAGCCTTGTGCAATAGTGTAACCGCTGCAATGAACTAGTCCTGCATCACCCTTTCTTGACACTGCTGGCATATTCTCTCTCTAATAAAGTACTAAAACGCTCACCCCAGGCATCAATTTCCCGGTGCTGTTCATCAGTATGCGGCTCAGGCGGAATCTCTGGTACAAATTCAATCACATGATCGATCTCTGCAGGTATCGCTGCAAAGTCCGTAAACGTATGCAGTAAACCATTGATTACGACAACAAATCTGTGAGCCATATCAAGTATTTATTTGGAAAAAAATACCCGAATTTTTAAAATTATTGTGTCAACAAAGCACTCAATAAATATCTGACAACATTATCAAACTCAATGACACTAGACCAAACGTATTTTTTCTGGGGCTGCGGAAAGCCTGTTCAGTATGGATTGTACAGTCCTGTAGTTGATAGACTGGTATGCGTAGACGACGATTATCAATGGTTTGAACATGCAGTGTTTTTATTGTCTAGTAAAATCAGACTGTTGATTGTTCCGTTACACTTCGCTCCAAATTTTCAAATCGATTTAATAGACAACATTTGCTGTTCCCAGTGGAGTATCACCAACTGGCCCGCTGGATCACTAGATTCAAAATTTAATTTTCCAATAACTAAAAAAAATTTCTTGCTTGACACATGTGGGGACTTGATATCAAAACCCAACAAAGATCTTGTTGAAATTCAAAATTTTGCTTTCTTGGCACATTATGTTTTAAAACTTTTTAAATTTTCTAAAAATTGTCAATATAGAATTTTTTCTAATCTGATCAAGTTGCCGTTTGACGAGTTTACGCAGATAAAAGAAATAGAAATGATATGCAATCAAACAATTTATCTAAACAACGAATACAATTCTGCCAAGAAAAAAATTGAACCACTGTGTAAGATAGCCGAGACCTTGTTATGAAGCCTTTGCGAATTTCTTTCGATTTTTATAATTTGTTACCGATTGATCTACAAGCACGCCTGAAAACATTTTTGTTAGCTGACCAAAAATTCTGGCCAGGATGTGAATCAATCTCCAGTGCCAGATACGGAAAAACGAAGATTTGGAATTTTTATCATGATCCAGATTATGTATCGTGTCCTCCATTGATGCAATGTTTTAACAAAAGTTTTAGCGAAGTAACTGACGCTAGAGCTATCGAAATTAAAAAAACAATGCAGCAAAGAAATCTGCCACTGGCTATTTTTTGGTCAGGCGGAATAGATAGTACCCTGGCATTATCGGCTATAATAAAACATTTTGATACAGCAGATCTAAAAAATATCACAATCTTTGCTAACAATCAGAGTTACTTTGAAAATCCAATATTTTATCACTCAGTGATAGAACAATATCAATTAAAAACTATAAATTTCAAAAACTTTTCTAACAAAGACATACAATCTGTATTTGACAAATATATTGTAACTGATGGGGAACCAGCAGATAAGTTGTGGATAGTCAATATTGCTATTGAGTTTGAATTAGTGTACGGCGCTGGTTCTTTGGAAAAATCTCTTAGAGAAACCAGTGGCAAGTTTATTGAATTTCTAACTAACTACATGTCAAAAGAACAAGCAGTCGAGTACTACGATTCATTGACACAAAACATTCACGAAGCAGGAATAGAAGTTGTTACTATAGGCGATTTATTTTGGTGGATTAACTTTAATTTTCATTGGGTAGAACATCTGCTGATATGGTACAATCAATTTCCAATCAAAAACACTGCAAACTACAATCAATATAAACAAAATTATATGCCGTGGTTCAATTGCGACGAATATCAATTGTGGAGCTTGTCTGACAGACCCAAGTCAATAAAACCAGATAGGCATGATTTGTACAAGATGCCAGCAAAGCAGTATATCTACGAGCTAAATCAAGACACGTATTATCTAAATTATAAATCCAAACTGGGATCGCCCAAGCATTTAATAAGAATAGATGCCGACATGGTGTTGCTGTCCGACGGCACCTGTTTAGATTGCAACAATCCTAACCTGGTGGAAACATTCATTCGACAAAATTGTTTAATGTAAATTTTGCAATTCTTCGAGGAATTTGTCTGTCGTGGCTGTGCGTACACCAGTTATCTGAAATGTCACACGTGGATAGTGCCCGGTATTGGCTGTGCTGTGTGGTACATTTGCCCAGTCGAAGGTAGTTACATCACCGGCACGCCATTGATTATAATGATAGTTGCCGTATGCCCAGAATTGACCAGGTTGCCAGTCAGTTAATTGAATCATAATACGCATGATACGGCTGGGGTCTTCCGGGCACCATTTCTGTAATTTATCTATGTGTAAATTCCAAACTTCCCCAGGTCGTTGTACATGTATGCGGTTCATGCAATCATCTAAGCCAAAAAGATCACTGATCTTTTGTAAGCTATCGGGGATAACCCAGTTCAAGTGCGTGATGATCATGTCGGGATCTGCACCGACACGCTCGATATCGTGCCGTTCGGCTTCGAGATCTGCAGACGGAACTTCGACACCTTCTCCCTTGTATCCTCTAGTGGCCCATGTTGCCGGTTTTGATTTGCTGACAATATCAGCAAGATCTGTATCCCACGTAGGAGAAATACGACCCAGTCTAATAACTGTATCGTATGCCGGATCCATTATGGTTGAATCAAAATGATACTGACTTTGAGCTTTTGTGTAGTCCCATGAACTTTTCATATTAATGTTACCTTGATATCATATTCGGCGTACCTTTGAAAATACTCTTCCGGCGGTGTAGCAATGTATAGACGAGCTGCCAATACTACATTGGAATTGATTGTTTTTCCTGAATATCTCTCACGTGCCAAGCGTATGTCTTGATTTTGATTATAGATGCGACGAGCCATTACAGGAAGATTTTGATAGTATTCAGCATAGTCAGGATAGGTAATACCAAAGTGACCGCATTTGACCCACCACCCTAGGCAAGCATCGTCGTCTCGCTCTACTAACACCACAGGGCAGTCGGGCCATGTCTGCTTTAGATAGTCAATGTGATGTGCAAATACATGACTCTTGATGATGCGTACACCTGTTCCAGAAAACGGTCTATCAAACTCTTGTTCGTTTTCTTCACGACTATATTGATCCAACCGATCAAAATGGTCGCCGAACTCCATGCCAGGATCAAAATATGCACCCATGTGCATCAACAAAGGTTCTCCCCAGGCACTGTGCCAATACTCACGTGCAGACGAAGAATCTGTGCGATCAATGTCGGGGCTGAAATAAATGTTCTTGCTCACACTGGACCATTTGGATCCAGGAGCGCCTGCCATAAAGATGTATTTCATTCTTTGGTCAAATCAATAGTTTCTAACACAGGTATAAATGTGGCTCTCAATTCGTTCATGTGTTTGCGTAATCCTTCTGGTTTTAACTCTGATTCTTCATAAAATACAACTTGATTTTCCATCCATTCTTTGTATTCTGCAGAACGCACTGCTTTAGAGAACTCGCGTTGATACCAATCAACAATGTCACCGGGGGTGTTAGGTGGCAACTGCAAGGACCAAGCAGCATATACATTGATACCAGGAGCAACAGTATTTAATAAAGGTATCTTGGGATATTGATCCATTTTTCTATTGCCAGTAAATCCAATGGCTTTTACTCTACCCGCGTCCAGCAACGGCTTGGCAACTGCAATTGGCATGATTCCAAATTCAGTGCCAGATTTGCCATCAAATGCAGCCACACTGGTAACAGTTGGCAACGGTCCATTGAATCTGATGGGCCTGACCAGATCTTTGTTTCCCTGCCCACGGTACATGAGATATTCAAATGCAGTTCTATGAGCACCGCCACCTGTTGCAATACTGATGGGTTTTTTAGTAGTCGAGATCAGTGTTATAAAATCTTCAGGAGTGTTTATCATACTGCGAGGACTGGCAACCAACACCAGTGGACTTTTGCCCATGGTCAGCACATCAGTAAAATCATTGTATTTGAACTTTTTAATATCTTTTTGCCATATATCGTTGGTGACATACGTGCTCATATGGCTGGGCAAATTGGCAGTGTATCCATCTGGTGCAGCATCAAGAAATCTGTTCTGTGCTATAACACTGTCAGCACCTGGAATGTTTTGTACTACATATACAAATTTGGGATTATTGCGTTGAACCAATTCGGCTAATTTTCTAAATGCAAGTTCGTTGCCGGCCCCGGGAGTATTGCCTACATACACTGTGACTGGCTTGATGGGTTCCCAAGCTGCAGCAGCAAATGGTACGATTGCTGCCGCTGCCAACAGGAGAGCAGATAAAAAGTTTTTCATTATTTTTCCTTGTCAAGATTTATGATATATATAGTTAGATATTGTCACAGACACAAAATTTTTTGCTGTCTTGTAAATTTATTTACCTTTTTTATAAAAAATCTATGAATAGCAAAATTTTTAATCATATTGTAAAAAAATTACACGAAACTTGGAATTTACCCAAACACAGTGCAATTAGACAATCGCTAGAGGCAGACACATTATTAGATTCTCTGCCGTGGACTCCTGTGAAAAAGCAAAAATTCAAATCAGACCTCGAAGGCACGTTTGGGGTCGCAATTGATGTTGCAGGCACTGTTGCACAGCTGGTCGATCGCACCGACGATCAATACCTGGCTTGGTTTTTTGGTGAAGCATGGAAACCCAGAACCGACATGTATCACTGGACCGGCTGGAGAATCGCTGACGAAATCAACAAGACCAAGCCTGCTAAAGTACTAGATGTAGGCTGCGGATACAATCCATTTAAAGAAAGGATTCCCAATCTAGTAGGTATTGATCCTTATAACAATTGTGCAGACTTCATGATTGATATTCTTGACTACAATGTAGAACCAGAATCATTTGACCATGTCATTGCATTGGGCAGTATCAATTTCAACAGTCGCGATGACATTGAAATTAGATTTCGAAAGACTGTTGAATTGCTGAAGCCAGGAGGTAAACTGTGGATGAGGGCCAATCCCGGGCTAGATCACGACGGAGTTAAAACTCCCAACAAAGGTCCGTGGGTGGAAATATTTCCCTGGAGTTTTGAAGTAGCCCACGAACTGGCCAAAACACACGGACTTACATTAGAGTTGATGAAGAAAGACCAAGACCGATTGTTTTTCTTGTTTGTTAAGAAATAATAAAAAAGCCCCTTAGGGGCTTTTTGTTATCCTGTAATGATAGACTTTTTAGCCGGCACATCAATGCCGGTTGTTGCTTTGATATAGCCAGCTCTGACATCTTCACGCACTTCTGTGGTCATTAAAATGCCAGATGCGTACAACAAGACATCGCGATCCAAATTGGCACTGAACAAGCTGGGCATCATTTGGAGTCCTTGCTGTCCTGGTACTAAAGTAACCGGCTGCTTGATCACAATCATACCATCAACCACGCTGACAACCTTGGCAACAACTTCTTCGCCGGTGATCAGTTTAAATGTCAAAATCTCGTCTTTTTCAATGTTCATTATTATCCTTTAAGTTGTGTCCAAAATTCTTCAGGTTGTGATGCCAAACCCTGATATCCGCCTTGCAATAATGCGTCGCCATTGAAAATTTGTGGCACACTGCGCAAACCTTGATCCACTAAAAATTCACGGGCTTCGGTACGAATACCTACATTGATGGTAGTATATTCAATTCCTTTGCTTTCAATTAGTGCTTTTGCTCGATCGCAAAACGGACAATTATCTTTTGTGTATATTGTTAACATATCAATTTCCTAGTTTAGATTATAGCAGTTTCTATCAAGTGTGTCAACTGTTTTGCTGTTGCGGGGCTAACTGTCCATCCCAAATGACCGTGACCAGTATGATAAAACACTCGCGAGTCTGTTTGACTTTGTTGTATTATGGGCATCATGTCGGGGGTCATTGGACGCAGACATGCCCAAGATTGATAATCATCTGTGTTGATTTGTGGTAAATTTTCATGTACCCAATTCAACAAAGGTTCGATTCTGTCTCTGCGTATGTCATAGTTCTCACCTGTAAGTTCCGCAGTGCCGGCCACACGCAGTCTATTGCCCAAAGGCGAGGCTACTATTTTAGCTTGATCATCTAACAAACTGGTACGAGGCAACAATTCTGGATCAACATTGTTGATAGTGATACTGTAGCCTTTGATAGGATAGATAGGTAATACATCGCCGATGCTGCTGGCCAAATGAACTGAACCAACTCCGGCTGATACTACCACTGCGTCATACTGTATTGTCAGAGATTCTAAGTCGTTTAATTTGTAGTTATAATGAAATTCAACACCATATTTTTCATTTAATACCTCGCACAACTGATGACAAAATTTATGCATGTCGCCAACCCAGTCACCGGCAGTCCAGGCACCACCTACAACACCACTGGCCATGAGCATAGGGTCAGTAGCAGCAACAGTTTGAGCGTCCATGATACTCCATTCGCACCCGTTTGATTCGTACAAGTCTTTTGCTTGTATGGCTGCATCAAAGTATTGTTGATCTTTGTAAAAATGCAAGATTCCGCACTTGGCTTGATCAAAGTTTGCAATACCTTCGTTGTTGATCAAGTCTTGATATAACTTGCGTGACTCGAGTCCCAAGCAAATAGTCGCTGCAGTATTCGTTGCATAATCACCTCGAACTGTATGGTACAAAAACTTGGTCATCCATTTGATTTTGTCCCATTCAAATTTGGGTCGGACCAACAAGGGTGCGTCTTTACGCAACATCCATTTGACACCCTTTTTTACATTACTCCAGGTGTTCCAAACTTCGCTATTTGATACAGACACTTGGCCGCCGTTGGCATAACTAGTGCGCATGGCTGCATATCTTTCTTGATCAATGACTGTGATGTTGTGCCCAGCTTTAACCAGATAGTAAGCAGCCATAATTCCACTAATACCTGCACCTACTATTGCAATTTTCATTCGACAATTTTCCAATAATTATAATGCTGGCAACTGATTGTAATCAAGCTCATCGCTCATAACACCAATCACATAATTAGTCGATTCAGTTTCTTGCAGAGCTGACTGTTTCTTGTGAATATCAGTATGCTTGTTGAACCAAGGAATTGGTGTACTGCGTGGTGCTGTGCCTTGATACTTGATACCGATCTGTTTGAGTGCGTCTACTGCAGTGTAGTCCACAAAGTCCATTAAGATATTGGCATTGAGACCAATCACTGGTCCTTTCTTAAATAGGTACACTGCCCATTCTTTTTCCTCACGAATAACATCGCGGTATATTTCATATACTTCAGCTTCGCATTCGGCTTTGACTCGAGCAAAGCGTGGGTCTTCTTTAACAACTTGATTAATTAAGAAAGCTGTCCAACCTTTATGCAACAGTTCGTCTTGTAAGATCAGGCTGATGATGTTGCCGTTGCCGATAAAGATACGATTTTCAACCATAGCCAAACTGGTGGCAAATGAAACCATAAAGCGGAATGCTTCTAAGGCATAGCTGGCATGTAGTGCCAACCAAATTGCTTTAATGTGTGCATCTTCGCCAGCCATTTGCGGATCAATTTCTTTATAGCAATTGATCTTGTGCAGCTCGTCATAGTACTTGCCTACACTCGCTGCCATACCAACAATCTCTTCAGTGTCGTGGATTGTGTTGAACACATCCTTGGGCACGTTGTAGATGTTGCGGATAATATGACTGTAGCTGCGACTGTGAATGTTTGTTTCAAAAAAGCTCCAGTTATACATTAGAGCTTCTAACTCAGGCAAACTCACACAAGGTGTAAACACCTGTGCTGGGCCACGTCCTTGTAAACTGTCCAAGGCTGTCTGTCGTAACAAATTGCTGGTAAAGATGTGTTTAACAGCATCACTAGCATCCTTGAAGTCGCCGGCATCCTTGGTGAGACTGATCTCTTCAGGTACCCAATAGAATCCACGAGCTGTGGTTTCAAAGTTGGCAATCTTATTGTACTTTACTTCCTCAAAGCGTTGAATAGTGACCGGACCAGCTGGATCCAGAAACATCTTGCGATTTAGATAGTCTGTCTTTGTGTATAGATTATATTGCTGTTTTGACATTTATTTTTTCTCTTTACTCATTTATAATTACCCGACGCCAGCACAATCTTGCAAATGTGTTCAAGTCGTTCAATATGTTCGTAAGCACGCCACGGACTAGTATCAATTGCAACAACACCGTGGCCCTTGATACCAACGATGTCAAATGGTACGTTTCCATGTCTGTCTATCTGTAATTTTTCTAAAGTTTGATCAGCAAGTTCTTGACTGATGGGAGGCACATCACCTACGTTGGGTGCAACTCGTGTGTAACGATTGAGTTCTGGAAATGCATTACTAATAGTGCTAAGATCTATCCCGGCATGCATGGCAGCAATGCAGTAGGTAGGATGAACGTGTACAACTACACGAACATCATCCCGGTGCTGTCCCATTTCTTTCTGCAGACCAAAATGTAAGGGTATCTCTCCACTGGGAATTAAATTTTTACTTATGTCGGTGTACTCTAGATCACGCCACGAATAATTGTAAGCCTCAGAGCCAACTCCGCTGTTAATCCATTTTTCAATTTTGATTTTTTTAAACTGATCCGGCTGTAGAGTTTGTTTACGGACACCGCTGGGTGTGATGTAAAAGTGATCACGGTCGTGATGACGTATACTGACATTGCCATCACGACTGGTAATCCAATTACGCTTGTAAGCGTCTACCATTATGTCGCATATTGTTTCTAACATTATTAGTTACCAGGTGGGTTCTGTATAGGCAAGCTGACAGGGTATTGCGCACAGGCGTCGGGATTTCCTTGACCGGCTTCAGTTAAGAATGTAGTTGCTGCCGGAACTTGACCAGTAGGGCATGAACATACAGCTATACCGTCAGCACCTTTGACACAGTTCCAACTAAAACAGTTGCTGGACTTGGCACCAAGATTCAAGCTGGCATCACACTTTTGCACCACTGCTCGCATGTCTTCGGGTTTCTTGCTGAATCCGCTGGCTTCTTGTGGATAATATACCTTAGGGGCAAACAAACTCCATACGTGTTTACTATCCGTTGGTGCGCAGGATCCTTTCATATTGCCTGCTGTGGTATCAGCAATGGCATGACCATTGAGAATAGGACATCGACACACTACTTCTGGATAAGGAACACCATTGTTACCTGTGATTGTTTTACCTGTGGGCTTACAAGTGCTGGCCGCACACAAAGCATATTCACCGTTGCACACTGTAATACCAGCAGTATCTTTGGACTGCACACTAAATGTCACTGTTGCCAGTAGTACTAGTAATAATTTTTTCATTTATATTTCCTTTTAAAGTTTACATGCCTCGCAGTCTTCTGCGTCGTCAAAGTCAATTGCTTCTAACATCGTTGGTACATCTTCTGCTGTAGCCTTGGATCCTTGTTTGTTGATTAGGCTGTAGTAGAATGTTTTCAATCCCCATACATGTGCCTGCATCAAGTTCTTTGCAATCAATGTAGTTGGTACTTTACGATCTGCAAAGTGTGCTGGATTGTAAAAAGTGTTTGTTGAAATACTTTGATCAACATAAGCTGCTAACACTGCTGCGGTTTTTAGGTAACCATCGCAGTCTTGTTGTTCCCACATTAGTTGATACCGTGACTTCAGCTTTTGATATTCTGGTACTACCTGCACTAACGATCCTGCTTTTGATTCTTTAACTGTGATCAAGCTCATAGGCAACTCAATGCCGTTGGTTGAGTTAATAACAACTGAACTAGACTCCACAGGAGCAATGGCCATTTGTGTGGCATTGCGTACACCGTGTTCTTTCATTTGAGTACGTAGGGTTTCCCAATCGAGTTCAGGTGTAAAGTCAGCAAGTTCATTGACGCCTGTGGCACGTAGTTCCCAAGGAAATGTACCTTGGCCATAGCGTGTTTTGTCACTGTGTAGACACGGACCACGTTCCCGAGCCAATTCAACTGTGGCTTCTGTTAGGTAGTATGCCTGATGCTCCATCCACGATTTGACTTCGGCTAGTGCTTCTTTCTCGCCGTATTTTAATCCACGTTTGGCGTGCCAATATGCCAAGTTAGTGATACCAATGCCGATGGGACGTATTTCGTCATTGCTTAACTTACTTTGTACGCTTAAGAAATCTTGGTAATCCAAAATGTTGTTTAAGCTACGATGTAGGATACGTGCAGCTCGGCGCATGTCTTCGGGATTACGAAATGCACCCCAGTTCAGCGAACCCAAGGTACACAGCGCAATACGCCCGTTGTCGTCATCTAAGCGTTGGAACGGTACTGTAGGCAATAGAATCTCACAGCACAGGTTGCTCTGGAAGATTGTGTGGAACTCAGGATCAAAAGGGCCTTGACTCTGTACATTGTCAATAAACACAAGATAGATACGGCCAGTGTCTGTTCGTTCTTTAAGTAGTCCTGACTTAAACACTTCTTCGGCGCTGATTGTTTTCTTACGCAGGTCTTTGCGTTTTTCGTATTTTACATAAAGTTCTTCAAACCTTGCAGTGTTGCTGTAAAAAGCTTGATGCAGATCAGGAACTTCATTGGGATCAAAGAATGTTATGTTTTCTTTGTTCTTAAAACGTCTCCAAAAGAAAGCACTCAGTACAACACCGTAGTCCATGAAGCGAACGCGAGTTTCTTCAGTGCCTTGATTGTTTTTTAGTACAATAAGATCATCGAACTGATAATGCCATATGGGATAGAACACTGTGGCTGATGCATTGCGAATACCGCCTTGCGAACAACTACGCAGATCGCCAAACCATTTCTTTAAGAATGGTATCATGCCGGTGTGTTGTATTTCGCCGCCGCGAATAGGTGCACCAAGTGGGCGTAAGCGGCCAATCTCTAATCCAATACCAGCACGTTTGGCC